AACATAGTAGTGTTTGCAAATATGCTACCGAACCGGGATTTACTAACGGGAGACAGATGGAGATTCTGGGAGATTATCGACGGCGATTTAAAAAAGATATAAATCGAAGAGGATTTTTGGGCGCTACGCTGTAACAATGTTAAAAATCCTATATATCCTTATTATTCCTTAATTGGAACAATTGGAACACAACAAAATTAGCTTGATTCTCAAGTTAATTTATGAAAGAAGGGCATAATATAGTAAGGGAAATGGAATATAATACATGAAGGACATACAGCCGCCCCGCTTCGCGAGCGTCCGTAGTCAAAAAAAAAAGTGGCTTCGCATCGGCCTATGCGGCCCGCCTATTACAAGGGAGTGAATTTTTTATGACGAGGGCATATTATTGCCTTGAATCGTTTTTAATAGGTTTCTTAAGATGGACCTATTTCACGGGGTTTTAAGAATTCTGCAATGAATTCGATTTTGACCTCACAAATTAAATCTTCAATGAAAGATCCTGTTCCGGTTGCTTCCTGTGCCCAAGTAAAACAATAGGCTGGAAGGGTGGGATTGGTGGTAGTTAATGCTGTCATTTGATGCTCGTCGAGCAAGTCTTTAACACCAAAGAACTTTTTAGCCGAATAGTATGAAGTAATTACGGCTTTACTATCAACAGCGCCCATAAGGAGCTTGTTGTTTTTCCAACGCTGACGCTCTAAACGATCCGTAAGATCGCTGTCAAATGTTGTATTATCCTGATAGGTATGTCCGATACGGATTGGACCGTTACCCGCGGTAACGTTAGTATAGGTGGTAGTTAGCTTAACACCACGAACTAGATATTCACTATAGTGAAGAGCCCATTGATCAAAACCCATTGGCTGATGGCCGAGACCGGTACTGTTTGGATCGTACATAGAGTTGACGAGAAACCGGTTATAGGAAGGAATTCCTGCTAATCCGGGTGTTACGATGAATTGTTCACAATACATCAATTTAACGCGCTTGCGTAAGGGAAGTCCTATATTACTAGAATACTGACTGGTACGGGCTCTGCGTTTCCTATAGGCCGGCTTGGCCTTATAAACTTTTTTTGCCTTTCTTGGCTTGCGAAACTTTGTATACTTTTTGGTGTAAACCATGGTTTTATATAATAATTAGATAATAATTTATTTTTTTTTAATATTGTCCGCTATTTAAATGTCGGACGAAACAAAATGCTGCGCTGTTTGGGATTTTACTTGCTGGGATACTACTCACATAAACGACCCAGCGAAAATAATACCGGTTCTAAAGGACCAGTGTAAAAAATGGAGTTTCCAAAAAGAAGAAGGAGAGAAGAATGGTGGCATTCACCTCCAAGGCAGAGTATCGTTTAAAACGAAATGTAGGAAACCTACAGCAATTCTAAGACTAAAAGAATTAAAAGCAAACATAAGTTTAACTAGCACTGCTAGTATGAAAGACGACTTTTACGTAACAAAAGCCGAGGGAAGATTAGAAGGTCCTTGGAAGGACACTGACGAAGTCGTATATATCCCCAGAGACGTTAGAGAAATGAAAGAACTATATCCGTGGCAAGCTAAATTACTAAAGATAATACAGGTCTACGACCCACGAAGAATACAATATGTATTTGATCCCGAAGGTAATAAAGGGAAAACTGGGTTTCAACGATACTGTATGGTGTACGGCTATGGTCAAATTATACCATTCTGCAATGACTACAAAGACTTGCTAAGGATGGTAATGGATATGCCGGAAAACAAATGTTATATTATTGATATGCCAAGAGCAATAAATAAAGAGAAGCTGTTCCAGCTATATGCTGCGATAGAAACAGTAAAAGGGGGTTATGCTTGCGATGATAGATACCATTTTAAGCAAAAAATATTTGACCCACCCAACATAGTAGTGTTTGCAAATATGCTACCGAACCGGGATTTACTAACGGGAGACAGATGGAGATTCTGGGAGATTATCGACGGCGATTTAAAAAAGATATAAATCGAAGAGGATTTTTGGG